CGCCGTAGTCGTCGTAGCCCTTGTTGCATCGCGTACAGTAAAGCATGTTTCCTCCGGATTGATGTTGGGGGGCGGCGGCATACCGCCGCCCCTCTCGTTGGTTGGCTGAATTATTACCTCGTGACCGCGACTGCCAGCCCGTGGCTGCCGGCCGTGATCGCTCCCGTGCCCATTCCGAACACGTTTCCTGCGTCGGTGCTATTCCAATCCGTGGCGCCGACGACGCTGGTCTTCCCGACCAGCAGGACGCCGCCGGCAGGAGATCCGCCGGCTGCGATAACGGCAGCCTGCGTCATGGTCGTGGAACCGGAATAGGTCGGATTGAGGAAGAGAACGTCCTCGAAAATGACTTCCCGGTCCATCGTTCCTGCCGACATCCGCAGGAAAATGTGGTTGGTTGCGTGGTTGGTGTACGTCCGGACGCGGCAGTTGCGGAAATGAATCCGCGTGGCCGAGCTGTCCGTATAGATCTGCGCGTTGACCGCGGCCCCCAAGGTCACGGTGTTGACGCCGATCTCGCAATCCTCGATCAGGTTCTCGTCGCCGGAGATCTTGAGCGAGAACGCGCCGGCGATGTCGTTGTTCGCATGGCCGAGGCCGGCGATATGAGACTTGACGATGCGGTTACGGTCACCGGACAGGACGAAGCACCCGGTGGGGTTCGTTCCCGCAACGCCGGCAAAAAATTGGACGTTTGCGATCAGGCAGTTGTTTGCCGACAGCGTGAAAAGGTTCGACGCCGTGTTGTAGGTTGACGTGAAAGCCACCCGCGACCTGGAAGAGATGCCGACGCCGTTGTTGACGCCGATCAGGTGAACGGCATCCTTGTTCCAGTTGAGAGTGGCGCTCTGGTAGTCCGTCGTGTTCGCGGCCGTGTTCGACTCGGCGTAGAGCAGAACGATGTCGTTCTGGTTCGCCGTGGCCAGGCTGAGAGCCTTGGCCAGGGTCTTCACCGCCGTTTCGGGGGATTTTCCGTCGTTGTCATTGGAGCCGGAGTACGGCTTGACGTGAAAGACGTTACCCTGAGTGGACGGCAGAATGAGCCCGCCGAGGACGTTCCACGGACCGATGGTCAGGTTGGTCATTCCCATGGTGGAACCTCCTTTTTAGGCCGGGACGTTCCCGAACCAGTCTCTCTCGTCTGCGATTTCGGCCGACCACCGCTGATCAGCCTTGCACATCCAGTCGCCGGTCTGGAAGTCCTGCTCGCGGCCGAACCTAGTTTTCCGGCGCCAGAAGAAGATGATCCCCCGGCCGTCGAGCTGGAGATACCATGCATCCGTGTCCGTCAGGTGCGGCCAGGACTTCAGACCGATGTTTCGGCCGCTCTTGGCGTAGGCATTGATTGCGCGGTTCGCCGTGTCAGGACGATCCGGGCTCTGGAGGATCTCCCGCGCCTGTTTCTCGAGCTGCGGGGGATACCACAGGTTTTTGATCTTCTTCTTGATCTTATACTGCCGATGGTTGAACTGGTTTTCGGCAGCGACAACAGCGGCCCAGAAGCTCGAATAGGTGAGATCCGAGGCCGTCAGCTTGTTGGAGTACGTCGAGCTGTCCAGACGCGGGTGGTCCGTGGCAAACAGAGCCTTGGACTCACGAGTCGCATGGTAGGTGGTCGAGGTCCCGTAGACAAGGAACCTAGCCATCTGGCTCTCGATGTTCTCGTTCATCGCCTCGCCAAGGTCGCGGAACATGCTCGAAAGTTCGTCGGCATTTCCGCCGCCCCTGAGATCGTAGAGGTTGTCTTCGATTGCCTCCTCCGTGAGTCTCACGGCGAGGGCCCACACGTTATGAACCCAGGTCTGCTTACCGCCCTCGATCTGGGTGTCATAGGTGATGGATGCTCCTTCCCCCTTCCTGACCGGGAGGCCGAGGCCGGAACGGATGGAGTCCTCTTCCTTCTTTTTTGCGCTGGTTTTGATGGTACACATGTCCTCCCATTGCGACTCCGCCCTGCTGGTGATGTAGGAATCAACGGCGAGGGCGAAGAGGCCAGGGACGTACTCATTCAGAAAGCGTGATCTGGTCCACATAGCTCTTGTCCTCCTTTAGATTGCCGTTGCGCTGGACTTGAAGTGCGCGTTGGGGTTGGGCTGCACGATAAAGCGGCAGTTCGCGCTGCCGACCGTATCGTCCTTGTACGACTTGACCACCCGGAGGGCCAGGGTGTTGGACGTGGCCACGGAGTCCGAGTCGATCTCCTGCTTGCTGCGACCCGTGGTCGTGGATCCCGAGTGGGTCGAGATCATGGCCACGTTGAGCCCGAGGCTCGCCGCCGCGATGGGCGTGGAGGCCCCGTCCTCCTGGACGAGGAACTCCTGGAGCGGGTGATCGGCCACGAGGACGTAGCCGGCCACAACGCCGTCGCCGAGCGTGGATGCCGGGAGGTACTTCAGCGGATCCCCGTTGGAATCGAGGATCGCCAGGACCGCTCCCAGCTCGTCGCCGGCTGCGCCGGTTGCATCAATTTCGACGCCGAGGCGCGTGTCGCCGTCGAAGACCTTGCAGACCAGGCCGGTATTGGTGATCTCGACCCAGTCGCCCACATAGATCGCCGTCCCGTAGGCCGTCGCCACCGGATACCAGTCGGCGGAGAGCAGCTTTCCGTACGGGATGAACCCGAAGGGGGCGTCAGTATTTGCCATGATGAGTTACTCCTTAGTCAGCGATGATGTCTTCTCCTCCCGCCGCATCCATCGATCCGCCCTGGAGGAAGTCCTTGCCCTCCTCGAGGAGCGGGGCCCTATACAGCTCTGCCGAGAGCCTGTCTGTTGAGCTCTCCGGCCGCATTCCGCCTTTCCATTCGTAGTGTTCACCCTTTCCGTCCCTGACACCGTCTTTCGCTTTGATGGTGCTCGCGGTTCCCATGTCGGCCAGCTCCAGCTTAGCCTTCTGCTCGGCCATAAAATGGGACCACGGCTTGCAGACCAGGATCAGGTCCATACGCACGACGGCGCCAAGGACAGGATCGACATATTTCGCCAGGAAAGGCGTGTTGACTCGGTTGCAGATCCACCACCGGAGCGGGGGGGAGGCGTTTCGCACTTGATCGATTCGCTCCGGGCTTCTTCTGATCCACCGGAAAGCAAGTCTTTTTTCTCTCTGCTCCTTGAGGGCAGGTTCGGGGAGCTTCAGCGGGTCTTCCGCCAGGGAGAAATCCACCATTCCCTCTTCGCCGTGGTCCAGGATCGGGCCCTCGGCGGCTACTCGTCTCGCGATGGCCAGCTCCTCGGGCGTGAGCTGGGAGCTGTCCACCGGTTGGACGGGAACCTGATCCGCAACGGGATCGGTTTGTTTTGCAACTGCCGCTTTTTTCGTTCTCATGTCTTATCCCTCCACGGTTACTGAACGGGTCTTGGCGTTCTTGAGGATCCGCTGGTAGATCTCCTGTCCCTGCTTGGACAGTCCGATCCGCTTCGCAACGTCCCTCACCTCGGGGCTCGCGGGCTCCGTGTGCCGATCATCCGCATCAACCTTGTGGGTCTTGCCCTTCGGCAGATTGCTTGCGTTGATCTTTTCCTTCCTGCGGTCCATCTGCTTCCCTCCTTGGGCCTCCTTCTTCCCCATCTCATATGCCGCCCTGACGGTGCCCGGCAGGTTCAGGAGGTTGTTGAGGCCGAGGGCCAGAATGTCACCGAATGGATGATCGGCCAGCATGAGCTCCTGCTTGGCCTTATCGACTCCGACCCGTAGCGGCGATCCGTCGTTTGCGAGATCCGGAAAGTTTTGAGCGAGGTAGTCGTCGACCTCCTTTTTCTTGGAGACGAGCTCGACCTGGTCCACGGCCTTTGCCTGTGCGCTGCGGGCCGTTTCGTCAGCCATGTAGCTGAGGATGTTGAACAAAACGTCCGGATCGTCACGATGCTCCGTCCACAGTTCCTTGAGCTGGGCCTTCGTGAAGGCCGGTTCCCCGCCCTTCTCGGCCGCCTTCTTCTTCGACTGCCGCTCCTCGTGGAGAGCCTTGTTGAGATTGTTGATGTGTTCCTGGGCCCTCATCAGTTGAGCCGCAAGCACTTGAGGGTCAGGCATCTCTCCCGGCTTGGCTTTGCTCTGCGCGTCCTCGCCGGCTCCGCTTACGTCTCCGTTTTCTTCGTCGCCCTCGAGGGAGACGACGGAGAGAAGGTCGCCCTCATCCTCTCCGGATACGCCGGAGCCGTCATCCTCGATGAGACCGTCCTTTTCCAGATCTTCTGGCATGGCTATTCTCCTTCCTCTTTTTTACTCGGCCCTTCGGCCGGCATTTCATTGTCAAATAGGGCACGCCTCATGAGCTTCAGCTCAAGAGCGGAAAACGAGGCCTTGACGAGAGCCTCAGCCCGATCCCTTGCCTCCGGAGTCGCAGCCATTGTCTGCGGGAGCAGAATGATACGCCGCAACATCTCAACTGCGCCCCGGATATAATCAGGGGAGAAATCGCCGCTCCAGATCTCCCGAAGCATGGCGATCCCTGCCTCGATCTCGATTTCCCTGTATGCGGCCCATCCGGCCTCAAACAGGATGTCGTGCTTGGTCATGCCGTCCCTCCTTCGGCCCCGACGCCCTCAACGAGCTGCTGCGTTTCTGCCTTTGTCTGCATATACTTCTGAACCACCTGGACGACCTCCGGAGCCTCGTGCAAGGCAGCCAGGATCATGTTGACGGCCGGATTGATGTAGCGCTCAAGCTCAGTACGCCCGTAGCTTTTGAGCAGATCCTTGAGAATCTCCGGGCCATTGGCGAGCGGATCCGCACGAAGAAGGCCGTAGAGATCCTCGTTCTCCTTGCGCTCGATGAGCCTATTGGCCTGTTCCGTGGATCCGGATAGTGCAAACTTCCAGCCGGCCTTCATCGTTTTTCTGGACAGCATGACTGGCTTTCCGGCCCAATAGAACGTCTTGTCCATGGGCATGTGCTGATAGTAGTGGTCGTAGAGGGCTTGCAGAAGTTCAATGAATTCGTCCTTGATCGTCGTGGCCTGGTAGTTGAACTTGATGTTGCCTTCCTGCAAGGTTTGCAGGACCTCCGTGGCCGTGTTGCCCTTCTGCGAGAGACGGCCGATCTGTAGGTCGCCAATGTTGCCCACGCGCTCCCAGAGGGTGAACAGGGTCTGAATTACCGGGATGAGCTCGGCGGGGCTGAACTGGAACTTCGGAAACTCGATGCCCTTGACGGAATCGACCTTGATGCCGGCGCCGGGGTAGATCCGCTTCTCGCCGCTCACGCCCGTCTTCTCCTCGTAGAAGAACCACGGCACGGCCACGACATAGGCAATATTCACCAGGAGATTGAACAGGTCGGTCGCGCCCTCCTGGATCGCCTTCATTTTGCTGTAAAGCGGCTTGCCGCAGCTCAGGCCGTCTTCCGGGAAAAGCCGGAGCCGCTTGATGATCGATTTGTTTGGGAAGTGAATGTCGCGTTGCAGGACGTAGCGGACCACCTTACGCGACTGCACGGCAATGGTGACCAGTATCCGCTCTTCCCGGAAGTCGCGCTGCTTGCCCTCGTCGGCCTCATGCTGGTCCTGGTAGATCGGATAGGAAATGTGGCATTCGATGAGATCCAGGACCTCTTTCCCGGTTACCGTGGCGTCATAGAGCTCCTCGTTTGCCCCGTCTTTCTGCGCGGGGGCCGCATCGCCGTCTTTCTGCAGATGGCTCAGGAGCCAGGGACCGATGTCCATCCAGCCGGAATCAGCCTCGTCCTTGAGCTTCCAGAGGTCCGCGTAGGTCATTTCCATTTCGCGGATCTTGTCGCAGGCGTTCCATTCCTGGATTGTGCCGACGTTGTCCGGGAAGTAGAGCTTCTCGAACGGAACCAGTTCGACATGGCCGCCCTCGTACACCGTCTCTGACACATCCACGGTGACCGGCATCCCGTTTTCGACGGCGATGTTGCCGGCTTGGTCGTAGGCGAAATCCCGGCGCGTCTCGTCCTCGACGACGTAGCTCGGCATGGGAAACACCGTCCCCTCCAGGAGCAGCTTGTGGACCGCCCTGCGGCCAAACTCATCGATGCCGACCGTGTGCTTGAGTTCCCTGTGCCACCAGTCCTCGTACATGCGGATGATGTCGTCCTTCTGGGTCGTCTCCGGGGGCTGGAATGACACGATGGGCTCGCGGCCCATGAGCGCCGCAACGATGCGGGGCTCGAGGTTGTCCAGCGTGATCGCGTATAGCGGCAGCACGAGGTTGGAGGCGTCCGGCCAGGGGAAGTCCGTCTTCTGCGAGATCTGGTCGTAGACGCGACGCGACTCTAGGATCTCCTTCTTCACCTTCTCGCGGTACTTCGATTTCTTGAAGAGCTCGTACAGGTCCATGCAGTGCTTGATCAGCTTCTCGAAATCGGGGCGATCCGGTGGCGTCTCCTGCAGTTGCTGGTCCTCTCCGGGGATGAGCTCCTCGGGTGTCTGGTAGATGATTTCAGGCACCGTAGGCCTCCATGTACTTGTCGAAAGGCATGACGTTTTTCAGCGGCTGGCGCTTGGCCTGGACCCCGTCGATGGCCGGCAACTGCCTGCCGTCCAGTACCGTATGGACCCACTTGCCGCCCTTCAGCACCGAGAGGACATAGGTCCGCTGGTATCTCGCGTGCATTTCGCGGATCTGCTCCAGGGTGAACTTCTTGCCGGACATCACTGGGCTCCTTTCAGCCGCGCCAGGATTGCCTCGAGCCTGTCGAGAACCGCGGCGTCGGGCTTGTTGGTGAAGAAGTCCCGGAAGATCCCGAGCCCCAGGTACGCGACGGCCACGAGCTGCACGATCTTCATCTGGTATGCCGGATCGATCTCCGGCAGCCCGAACACGGCCAGCAGGGCTGAGATGTTCTTCACGGTTCCGATCAGGGTGACCTTGGTGTCGTTGTCCATCGCCTCCTCCTCAAAAAATCGTTTGTTCTATTGGGTCCTCCATGACCCCGCGGTTCTTGTCGCGGATGACCTTGCGCCAGACCGTCCAGCCGAACAGCCTGACGCCTGCCCACATCAGAAACGCCCTCCACCGAGGCACTCCGCAATCGATCAGGGCCCGCAGGAAGACGCCGTCTGCGTCTGCCCTGGTAATGCCCGCTGGCTGCAGGGTGTAAAGCATGTCGTGAACCGTGGCGGCCGCGTCCCCCAGATCGGCGGCCAGCCAGTATGCGAGCGGGATCCGAAACACGAACCGGCCGGCGCAGATGTAGAGGGTGGCGAAATTCGTCCTGAACCCCTCCGGCACCACGAAGAGCTCCTCGAGGCCTTCGTCGAAATAGCGCAGCTCGGAATCCAGGCGCCAAAGGTTGCGCCTTTCGTCGAGCTTCGTCGAATTCAGTTGCGTCAGCCAGCCCACCGCGGCCTCCTGGTGGAGGGGAGGGGGAGGCTGCGGACTCCCCCTCCCTGGGGGATGAATGAGGAGGTAGGGGATCTATCCGAGGGCCTTCTTGGCCGCTTCGTATTCCTCCCTGGTCTTCCGGAAGCACTCCTCGACTTCTTCCGGCTTCATGCCGGCCTGTTCGGCCAGGGTAAACGCGCCCGTGATGACGAGCTTGAGCGCCGACGCGACGGCAAATGCGGTTACGGGATCCATGTCTGGGCCTCCTTCCTTACTTCTCGAGCAGCAGCTTGTCGATCAGGGCGACGATCTGGGATTCCATGGCCTCCGTGGGCTGCATACCCCCGTCGATGTAGCCGACATAGATGTCGATGGGGACGGCGGCCTGCCGCAGGAACTCCTTTTTCTTCTCGACGAGCGCCTTGAGCTCGGGAGACACGGCCTGTTTTTCCATGGCCAGAACGTCCGCGACCTGCTTGTTGTAGAGCTTCATCACCAGGATCGCCTTTTCCTTGGGCGTCATGTCGGCCGGATTCTTGAGCTGGGCGCCGGCGCAGCCGGCCACGAAGGCCACGGCCAAAAACAGCGCCATCATTGCGAACCGATTCGTTTTCACTTCTCCGCTCCTTTCGTTGTCCTGGGCAAAGAAAAAGGGCGACAGCGAGAAGGTGAGGCTCCTCACAGCCGCCCTAATTCTCATGCTCGCCCCCCTGGCTGGCCGACCAGGGGAGTAGCTGCCCGGTTGTCAGAGATCAGTTAGTTGTCCCACCGGATCCGGTCGTAGCCGGCCCGGTATTCATCCGTCACGGCCTTCTGCCCCTTGCAGAACAGGGATGTCTGCCTCTGGTCTTCCGGCCGCGCCTCCTTTGGCTTCTGCCACCTTCTGGACGATTTCCTTGACTTTTTCATAACACCACAGCCCTCCCGCTATGATTGTCACCACACAGAGCGCCAGGACCAGGATGACCGCGGCGCACAGCGCGTGCATGACGCAGACCTCGAACTTCATGGCCTACCCCCCTTGCCTTTTCTTCCCCTGCGCGGTCTCGTCGTCCGGGTGCGCCTGCCGCCAGAGCCCGTAGCACTTGCCCAGGCATTCGCGCAGGGGCTTGCCCGGCTCCTCCTGGCGCAGTACCTGGACGCACCGCTGGATGAATTGAGATCTCGTTTCGCCCTTCGTCGGTTTCGGCATCTTTATCTCCATCATACGAGGAACACATGGTTCCCGATCACTTTCTCAACCGCCATGGATTTTGCCCACCGCGGACATTTTTTCGAGCGGTACAGGGCCCCCGTCATGTAATGCAGCGCCTCCGTGTTGCGCTTGATCTCGCCGGACAGGAGCTGCCAGGCAAGCCGCGCACACTGCCGCAATGCCTCGTTTCGCGTGCATTCGCCGTCGAATGTTGCCGCGATGCGGACCGCCTCGTCGTACTGGGGATCCTGCGCGGCCTGCGGCGGAGCGGAGTTCAGCCACGAGAACTGCGCCGGCCTGGTAATAACGCCGTGAATGCCTGAACCGTACATGCCGTTCCTATCGGCCCTATTGAGGACAACGGATCCGACGCCGATCTTGCCGGCCAAGGGTTCCCCGCGAGCCTCGAAATAGATGCACAGGGCCAGGATCTTGTCCTCTGACAGGTCCATGAAATGATGCCGGTCTTCCGCCTTCATCACGCAGCCTCGTGGGGAACGACCACGTCCCCCGTGTCCTTATCGTGGCGATGCCCGTAGAGCCTCTTCTGCAGCTCCTTGTGCTCCGCGGAGTTTGTTGAGCATACGAGGGCTATTTTCTTGTGTATGAGCTGCAAAATGAACATGGCCAGCAATTGCAGCGCAGTTAGCAGTGCTCCAACCACCAAAATCCATGCGTTTTCCGACATCGCCGCGCTCCATTCTTCACATTTTCCCGAATTGCGACTTCTGCAATTGAGCTCTGCCTAGGATACGGTTCCAGAACCTGAGCGGCAGCGATTCCAGAAACGATACAATTGCGGATGGCGTTGCAACCGGAAGGCTCTCCATGAGGCCCCAGGAGCTCCACAAATTCGCACGCTGCGTTGACGTTGCCGCACCGTAGAATCCCCATCCGACGACAGCCTTGAAGTTCACTCCATCATCCTCCGGTAGTAGTACATGGCCGCGCCGATCATTCCCGATATTGTCGGCAGGATCTCCATCAGCCCCCAGGACGCAAAGTAGTTTGCCCTCCTGGCCGCCGCGACCCCGGCGCCCGCGTACATGCCCCAGCTAACAAACGGCAGATAATTCATGGAGCAAACACCGCTTTAACACGCTGCCAAAAACCGGGACGGTTCTGGCGCTTCATTTCTTCCTGCCACCCTTCTTTGAACTTTTCAAAAAACTCCTGCAGGCGCTTCACGTTGGCCTCAACGTCCGACTGCTGAAACTCCTTGGCCTTTTCGAGCAGGTAACGGTCGAGTTCGTGGCCGTTCTCGAATTTCTTCCCGCCCTCAATCTCGTTGTAGACGTAGAGCATGGCTTGGTCCACATTGGCTTGAGGAATTCCCTTTGACAGCAGCCATTTCATTTGGCCCTCCGGGGTCCGCCCGTTTTCCTGGTAAGGCTCGATCAGTCTCTTGAAGTCCATCGCCTCCCTCCCTTATGCAGCCCTCAAGCGGGTGGTGGTTGTTGAATCATCGGTAAGCATGGAGCTGACAGTAAAGGCCGCAGTTGTTGAATCGTCCTTGTAAATGACCGTATTGCCGTTAGCGTCTGTCACTTCAATCTTGTTCCGCAGGATCCATCCCAGCGTCCTGATCCTGTCAAGGAGTCCGTTGCTTGTCAGGCCCGTCGCATCCGTAAACGCAGCGTCCAGGGCGTCAAACACTTCGCTCTGCACTTCGGCGTCCCAGGAAGAATTCCAGGGGATTGCCGTCAGGCCAGCCCCGGCCGCCCCGATCTCGGCGGTGTCGGTAAGGATGGCGTCAATGTCGGTAGCGCACTGCTCGCCGAAGGTCCCCGCCGAAGTATGTCCGGAGGTCGCTTCGTCCCAAACAGCATCTGCAATGGCGGCGGCGGTCGGCGGTGCGGCGTTGGCGTAGGTCACATAGCCTGACCCGTCAAGGGTCACGGTCCCGCCGGTGCTGGTGATGTTGGTCGCCGCCGTGAGGGTACGGGTCGTAGTGGCCCAGACAGCAGTTCCGATCTCCGTGCCGGCATCAGCCGCAAGGGCGTCGGCATCAATGGCCCCAGTCGCAATCGCGGCGGCCGTGATGGCATTATTGGCAATGGAGCCCACCACGACACCGGAGGTTCCTGTATCATCAAGGATGGCATCAATGTCCGTAGCGCACTGTGCGCCAAATGTCCCGGCGGTGGTGTGTCCCGTCGTAGATTCGTCCCACACGGCATCTGCGATCGCGGCGGCCGTGGGCGGGGCTGCGTTGGCATATGTGACATACCCGCTGCCATCGAGAGTGACCGTGCCGCCTGTGCTGGTAATGTTCGCCGCGGAGGTAACGGTGCGAGTAGCCGAGGCCCACACGGCGGTGGCAATCTCACTCCCGGCGTCTGCCGCCAAGGCTGCCGCGTCGATGGCCCCGGATGCGAATTTGGCCGCTGTGATGGCCCCCGTGGCAATGGCTCCCGCGTCGATGGCGTTGTCCGCAATGGCATCCGCGTCAATAGCGCCAGTGGCGATGGATGCTGCCGTGATGGCGTTATTGGAGATCGATGACACGTTGACGTTGAGGGGTGTCGTTCCGCCGGCATAGCCCGTGCCGTCGAAGAAGTCCTCCATGTTCGTGGAGGCCGTGCTGCCTTCAATGAGCAGGTCGTTCAGGGCGGCCCGACGGAAGCCGATGATCGGCCCGCGCCAGGGCAGGACCCCCGTGCAGACCCCGGTGAACCAGCCGAACCCTTCAGTATCGTTGTTAATGGATGCTCCGCCTGACGCCGGGATTTCAATGGTGTACATCCCATCCCCCTGGTGCGTCCAGTCGTAGTTTCCGCCGGATGTCGGCGTCACCGCGGTCTGAGTGAAAGCTCCGGCAGGGGTGACGAAATTCCAGACAAGGTCCATCCCGGCGGCATTGTAGGCCACGGCGGTCTCCCGAGTCTTGAAGTCTGTATCATCAATCAAGGGAAAGATGTTGACCGGAACTTCGCTTAATGCTGTGTCAACGTCCATCCAAATAT